TAAGTTGTGTTCAACACTAGATATTACACTGGGAGAATTATTTGAATATAGAAGGGAGTGATTACCATGAAAGGAATAATGCTAGAAATTATAGAAATAGGATATGCATTAGTAATAGATGAAGATGAAAAAACATTGCTCCTTAGAAAATGTATAAGTGAAAATGGGAAATTTACACCAACACAAGAAGCAATGTTTGTAAGTAAAGACCTTGTTAAAAATGCCTATTGGATAAAACAGATTAAAGAATATGAATTATCTGAACCCTTGCACGTTATTTACACAAGTCAATTGATTAGCAAATTCTTTAACGTGTAAGTTGACACTATCATAGTTAATAGTATATTCAACGCACAAAACAAGGTAATGCTTATCTTTAGGATTAATGTTAGCAACAACATCTCCTTTTGATGGAACTTGTGGAAGAGAAACATCAGTTAGGATTGTTCTACCGTTAAGAACTAAATTGCATGAAACCATAGTAACACCTCCTTTCATTAGGAGATAAATAAATTATATCAGAAAGGAGTGATCCACAATGCCAGAAACATTAAGCGGTAGAGAGAAGATTATCAAATATCTAACTGATAATGATATCTCTATTAGTTCTCTATCCGTCATGTACGGAGTAAACAAACAAGATATGTCTGATTATTTATCTGGACGTAAAAAGAATCCAAAAGCAAATCAAATTATTTTGAAAATTATTTCTGACTTAAAAATAAGGTAGGTGAGCGATATGGAAGCAATGATTCCAGTTGAATTTGATGCAGAGAAAATATCTAAACAAATATCAGTTCAAGTGCTACAAACGATTAAAAAACGTATGGAACTGGCAAATAAGACTTATAATTTGCCACCATATCCTACACAAGAGCAACTTAAACAAGCCCTAGGCATAGGGCAAAGGCGTTTAAATTCTTGGGTTGCTATGGGACTTAAAAAGCAAATATGGTCAACTGGTTCAATCAGATATGACCGTGAAGAAGTTAGAAAGTTTTTGAAAGAGAACTTTGAAATTTAGGATTGGAAGTGACCTAATGGAACCAGTTTTAGCAGTATTAATTGGATGTCTGATTTATGTAGCGGTATTCATTTTAGTCAGTTGGATCAAGGATATTTTTACTGGGGGTAAATGATATGTGGTGTATATACGGTATTCTGCTATGCATAGCGTACGCAGGAAGTGTTGATTTGTATAGGTGGAATAAAAGGAGAAAGGAAGAAAAATAATGATTACATTAACAACAGCTGCTTATTTTACGTTGATTGGACTATCAGTTCTTGCAGGCTATGCACTGCACGGAATTGTTATAGCGATCAAAAAAGGTGAGTTTTTTGATTAGGAGGAAACAAGATGGAAGTAATAAAAAAAGGTACATCCGTTAAAGATGTACCACACAAATCAAATCTATGTACTAATTATAGCACATCAGATGTCGAATTGTTAAGTCGCAGAATTAGATTTAGACGTGGTGTTAATAGAATTATTGAAAATACTGAAAACAAGCAAAACTTATTAGTATTTCTAGAAACCACAGCAGAAATTGAGAGTTCATATGATGAAAAAAATGCTAAGTGGCTACTTGATAAGTATAAGGAATTAGGAGGTAAACGTAATGGCAATGAAGATTAATAAATTAGAGATCGAGAACGTCAAACGTGTTAAAGCAGTAAAAGCTGAATTCACACCAAATGGCTTAACAGTTATTGGTGGGAACAATAACCAAGGTAAGACATCAATCCTAGATGCAATTGCTTGGGTTTTAGGTGGCAACAAATACAAGCCATCACAAGCTCAAAGGCAAGGATCAGTAACACCACCACATCTACATGTAGTGATGAATAATGGCTTGATTGTAGAGCGTAGTGGTAAGAATTCAACTTTAAAAGTTATTGATCCTAATGGTAAAAAGGGTGGCCAACAGTTATTAAATGACTTTGTTGAAGAGTTAGCCATTAACTTACCTAAGTTTATGGAATCTACATCAAAAGAGAAGGCTAATACTTTGTTACAAATCATTGGTGTAGGTCCTAAGTTACACGAGTTAGAGATGAGAGAAGGTGAGTTGTACAACCAAAGACGGACGATTGGTCAGATTGCAGATCAAAAGAAAAAGTATGCTGAAGAACAAAAATTCTATCCAGATGCTCCTCATGAATTGATTTCTATAAAAGAGTTAGTCAATGAACAGCAAGATATCTTAGCTCGAAATGGAGAGAATCAACGTAAGAGAGATAACTTGAGTAACTTAGAGAAACAGCATGCTTTCCAATCACAAAAAGTATCTCAGTTGATGGAAGACCTAAAGAAGGAACAAGCTAAATTAGCTGAATTAACAGAAGATGTAAATGTGGCCAAGAAGTCAGTCTTGGAACTTAAAGACGAATCAACAGAAGAGTTAGAGAGAAATCTAGCAGAAATTGATGAGACAAATCGTAAAGTTAGAGCCAACTTAGATAAAGATAAGGCAGAAGAAGATGCTAATCAATATAGAGATAAGTATCAAGAACTAACTAGAAATATTGAAGCTGTTAGAAAAGAGAAATCTGATTTATTAAATAGTGCTGATTTACCATTACCAGGATTGTCTGTTGATAATGGTGAGTTAATTTACAAAGGTCAAAAGTGGGACAACATGTCTGGCTCAGATCAATTAAAAGTATCAACTGCTATTGTACGTAAGTTAAAACCAAATTGTGGATTTATCCTGCTAGACAAGTTAGAACAGATGGATATGCAAACACTAGAAGAATTTAATCATTGGCTTGAACAGGAACAGTTGCAAGGTATTGCAACTAGAGTTTCAACTGGTGATGAATGCTCAATCATCATTGAAGATGGCTATGCTACTAAAAATAATACAGTAGTTAAAGAGCCAGAAATTAAAAATACTTGGACTGGGAAAGGAGCGTTTTAAAGATGAGCAAATACGAAGTGCAAGAAACACTACAAATTGAACCAATGAAAGTACTAATTTACGGAGTTGAAGGAATCGGCAAAACAACTTTTGCTAGTAAGTTTCCAGATCCGATCTTTATTGATACAGAAGGTTCAACAGGTTTCATCAATGCTAGAAAATTACCAAATCCAACATCTTGGACAATGCTTTTAGACGAGTTAGAAGACATTAAGTCTGAACCTCGTGGAAAGACATTGATTATTGACACATTAGACTGGGCAGAACGCTTGGCCAAAAAGTATCTAATGGACAAAAACAAGTGGGCTGCTATCGACTCAACAAATTATGGATCTAGATATGTGGCTTTGTCTGATGAAATCGGAAAGTTACTCAATAAATTAACTGAGATTAAAGACGTAGGAATCAATGTTGTTATAACTGCTCATGCTGAAACTAAAAAACATGAGTTACCTGATGAAATGGGACAATACGATAAGTACACTTTAAAACTTGAAAAAAGAGATGCTAGTTTGGCCAAAGAATGGGCTGACATGATTCTGTTCTTTAACTACAAAACAACAATCATTACTGATAGTAAATCTGACAGTAAGAAAGCTACAGGTGGACAACGTGTCATGTATACAACACATAAGCCGGCTTGGGATGCTAAGAACCGCTTAGGCTTACCTGATGAATTACCAATAGACTTTGAAGCAATTAGAGAACCTTTTGAGAGAAAAACAAGGATGGGTACCACACAAATCAAATCTGAATCTAATACACAAACACAACAACAAGTACCATTGCCTGAAGAACCACCAGTTATAGAAGATGAGTCAGAACCAGAAGAAGCTAAACCAGCTCCTGAATATGATGAAGTCATTCCGGATAATATTCCACAAAGTTTAGCAGATTTAATGACAGTAAATCATGTTACAACTGATGAAATCATGCAAGTGATTTATGTTGGTGGATTCATGCCACAAGGCACACCTTTAGAAAATGTTCCAGCAGAGTTGTGGGGACATTTAGCAAGTAATTGGGATAAAGTCCTAAATATGTTGGAAACACAAATTAGAAAATAATGGAGGAATTATCAATGAATAACAACGAAAACGAATTTTTAAACTGGGGCGATAGCTTTGTCGCACAAGAAAATGAATTTGTAGTATTGCCAGAAGGTCAATACAAGTTTACAGTAACAGGTTTTGAACGTAAGAATTATGACGGAAATAGTGACAAGATTCCAAATGGAACACCTTACGCAGAATTAAGTCTTGAATTTACTGGCAATGAAGGCAAAACAACAGTTACTGAACGCTTATATCTCTTGAAAAGATTAAGTTGGAAGTTAACAGAATTCTTTGGGTCAATTGGTCAAAATCCAGTCAATGGACAAGCTTTTAATCCGAACTGGAACACAGTTTTAGGTAGTTCTGGTAAAGCAGAATTAGTTGTCAATAGTTACAAAAATAAAGATGGCCAAGATCGTCAAAATAATCGTGTGAAGAAATTCTTGAAATCAGAAAATGTACAGCAAACACAATCAGCACCAGTTCAAAATCAACAACCAACACAACAAACAGGATTCCAACCAGGTGCATTTTAGGAGGCAAAGTTAATGAAGAACATTGATATTAATATCTTGCAACTAGCTCAAGGAGCAGTGCAAGAAAAACTAGATAGAGAATTTGAAAAGGTTTTTGAGAACATTCAAGATCCTAATGTTAATGCAACAGCTAAACGAACAATCACTTTAAAGATTGACTTAGTGCCTGATGATGTTAGACAAGTAGTTAAAACTAATGTTACTGCTACATCTAAACTAGCACCAACAGACCCAGTAACCACAACAATTCTAACTGGTAAAGATTTAACTACTAACAAAATTGAAGCTCGTGAATTACAATCTGGTGTCCCTGGCCAAACATACATTGACGAAAAGGGAGACCTCAGAACAGATACTGGAGAGCCAGTTGATGTTATCGAAAAAGAAACTAGAAAAAAGAGTAAAGTAATTGATTTACAAGAAAAGAGAGGTTAATGACATGGACTTAACAAAAGAAGCATTGCAATATTTGGCAGAACAAGTAATTAAACCTGAAGAACGAGTAATAAGTATCAATAATCAATCTTATGTGATTGATGAAAATGGTTATCCCAAATATGTAGCACCTAAATTACATCTAGCTCAAAATGTGTTGAAAATTAACACTTTATCAGGGTTAGTGGACTACATTAAATCTAATTTGGATAGAGCAGATGAAAAGTTATATCTGCACATAGCTAATCACAAATCTGTACGCTTAGTTAGCACATTAAAACCTGATGGAAGTCGTGAAGAACTAGCAATTGCTGAAGCTATTCTACCAAACTTTTGGTTTGATAGATTCTATGATATGGAAGAGTTTAACGTCGCATTGCAATCAATCTTTGTTAAAAATCCTGATCGTGAAATCTTGTTGAAAGTCGTGGGTAATCTAAAAGAAGATAATGTGAAAACTACTGGTGATGATGGAGTAAGTCAAGCTGTAACAATCAAGACAGGAGTTGCATCAGCAGCAGATGTTAAAGTTCCTAATCCAGTAACTCTAATACCTTATCGTACTTTTGTTGAAGTGGAACAGCCAGAAAGTAAGTTTATTTTCAGAATGCAAGACGGGCCCAAAGGAGCAATCTTTGAGGCTGATGGTGGAGCTTGGAGGAATCAAGCAATCCTAAATATCAAGAAATACTTGGGAAACCAACTATCAGATGAAATCAGAAAAGGAAAAATCACAATTCTAGCATAGGGGTGATTTGATGGAATTAAGACCATATCAAGAAACTGCTAGACAAAAAGTTCAAGAAGAATGGGAAGAAGGCAAGAAACGAACCTTGCTAGTTTTGCCAACAGGAACTGGTAAAACTATTGTGTTTAGCAAAATTATTGAAGATCGAGTTAAAAAAGGTGAACGTGTTTTAGTAATAGCTCATAGAGGAGAATTACTAGAACAAGCATCAGATAAACTCTATAAATCAACAGGACTAAAAACAGCGACTGAAAAAGCTGAACAGACTAGCTTAGGTAGTTTCTATCGAGTAGTTGTTGGGTCAGTTCAAACATTGCAACGTGAGAAACGACTGAACCAATTCCCACCAGAATATTTTGACACTATTGTCATTGATGAAGCACATCATGCAATTTCAGATGGCTATCAACGTGTGCTACAACATTTTGAAAGTGCAAATGTTTTAGGTGTAACAGCTACACCGGATCGTGGAGATATGAGAAACCTAGGATCATATTTTGAAAGTCTAGCTTATGAGTATAGTTTGCCAGAAGCTATCAAATCTGGATATCTCAGTCCAATTAAAGCTTTGACTATACCACTGAAATTAGATCTATCAAATGTTAAACAACAAGCAGGAGATTTTTCTACTAAGGATTTAGGGACAGCGTTGGATCCTTATTTAGAACAGATTGCTGAAGAGATGAAGAAACAATGCTTTAACAGAAAAACAGTTGTATTTCTACCACTGGTTAAAACGTCACAAAAGTTCAGAGATATTTTGAACAAACATGGATTTAAAGCTGCTGAAGTTAATGGAGAATCTACAGATAGAGAACAAGTTCTCAAAGATTACGAAGAAGGCAAATACAACGTTCTATGCAATTCAATGTTGTTAACTGAAGGCTGGGATTGTCCTAGTGTTGATTGTGTAATTGTTCTTAGACCAACTAAAGTGAGAGCCTTATATTCTCAAATGGTAGGTCGTGGAACAAGGTTAGCACCTGGCAAGAAAGAATTGTTGTTACTAGATTTTTTGTGGCATACAGAACGTCATGAATTATGTCATCCGGCTAATTTGATTGCTACTGATGAGAAAGTGGCCAAAAAGATGACAGAAAATATTGAAGAGTTAGGAACTCCAATTGATTTAGAACAAGCAGAACAACAAGCCAAAGAAGATGTTGCTTTAGAGCGAGAAGAATCTTTAGCCAAACAGTTATCTGAAATGAAGAGACGTAAGCGTAAGTTAGTTGACCCACTGCAATTTGAGATGTCTATCCAAGCATCTGACTTAACGGATTATGTTCCAAGCTTTGGCTGGCAAATGTCACCGCCGACTGACAAGCAAGTTAAAGCACTAGAGAAATGGGGAATATTCCCAGATGAAATTGAAAATGCTGGTAAGGCTGAAATGTTAATTAACAGATTAGTAAAACGTCGAGATGCAGGCTTATCAACACCTAAACAGATTAGATTTCTAGAAAATCGTGGTTTTCAGCATGTAGGGACTTGGCAATTTGAAGCAGCAACTAAATTAATTAATCGAATTGCAGCTAACGGTTGGAGAATACCTCATGGAATTAAACCGGCAGAATATAAACCGGCTTAGCAGATAAAACTGCTGTACTGCAAGGCTAAAGGGTAGCAATTCCAGTTCGATTCTGGCTTGCAGTGTTATCTCTAGGAAAGGAGAAATTAATAAATTGGAAGAACACAAATTAAATCTATTAGAATTACTAGATTACATTGATCCAGCAATGCTCAACTATCAAGAATGGGTCAATGTAGGTATGGCACTAAAATACGAAGGATACAGTGTCAACGACTGGGATAGTTGGTCACAAAGAGATAGTGCTAGATATCACGACGGAGAAACTGAAAAGAAATGGAATACCTTTGATGGATCCACTAAACCAGTTACAGGAGCAACTATCACACAGTTGGCCAAGGATAACGGTTGGAAACCATACTCAGCTGATAGTAATGATAGCTTTGATTGGGGAGATAGTTTTGTTGCCTCAATTGATAAGGGGTATCAGTTAATAAACAAGGATTATATTGATGGTGAGAAAGTCTTACCACCAACAACATGGAATCCAGTTAAGCAAATCACTGATTATATTGAGACCTTATTTAGTGCAGATGACATCATATCATATGTGAATGATGGATATAAACACGAGCAAGGAGATCATGAGAAATGGCTACCTAACAGGGGTGTCTACACAAAAACTGCAGGTCAAATTATAGATGAACTGAGAAAAAGTAACGGTGATGTTGGAATGGTGTTGGGAGATCCTAACGTTGAAATGGGAGCTTGGATTAGATTCAATCCATTAGACGGTAAAGGGATAACTAATGAGAATGTTGTTGATTATCGTTATTCGTTAGTCGAAAGTGACAGTATGTCGATTGAACAACAGTATGAAGTTCTAAAAAAGCTAGAATTGCCAATCGCAGTGTTGGTTCATTCTGGTGGTAAAAGTCTACATGCGATCGTTAAAGTAGATGCACAAAACTATCCACAATATCAAGAACGTGTGGATTATCTCTACAAGATTGTTGAGAAAAATGGACTAAAAATTGACAGACAAAATAAGAATCCATCTAGACTAACACGCTTACCAGGATTTGAAAGAAATGGAAAGAAACAATATATCGTTGATAAAAATATTGGCCAAGCTAATTGGGACGAATGGAAAGAATACATTGAAGACTTAAACGACAATTTGCCAGAAATGGAAAATATGGCTGGTTTGTTTGATAAACCAATCGAACTAGCTCCAGAGCTAATAGGTGGGGTTTTAAGACAAGGTCATAAGATGTTAATTGCTGGTCCATCTAAAGCTGGTAAATCATTTGCCTTAATTGAATTAGCTATCAGTATTGCAGAAGGCTGGTCATGGTTTGGTTTTCCAATAAATCATCCGGGGAGAGTGCTATATGTAAACTTGGAGCTTGATGATAGGTCAGCAAGCAAAAGGTTTGTAGATATCTATAATCAATTAGGACGTGGCCACGAAAATGTTAAGAACATAGATGTTTGGAATTTACGTGGTAAAACAAGTCCAATGGATAAGCTAACACCTAAGTTAATTCGTAGAGCTGCCAAGCAAAATTATACTGCTGTTATCATTGATCCAATTTATAAAGTTTTAACCGGTGATGAAAATAACGCTCATGATATGTCGATCTTTGTTAATCAGTTTGACAGAATTGCAACTGAATTAAATTGTTCAGTTATCTATGCTCATCATCATTCTAAAGGTGCTCAAGGTGGTAAGAACTCAATGGACCGTTCATCTGGTTCAGGGGTATTTGCCAGAGATCCGGATGCAATCTTGGACTTAATCGAGTTGCCAGTTACAGGAGATAGGTACATCTTCAAAGAAAATGAAGTTGTCTGTGAATTGTACAACCAAGCAATTAAACATTATGTTCCTAGCTATGACAGAGTTGGACTAGATGATAAATTTAGCAAAAAGCAAATGGAACATCATCTAATGAGTGCGATTAACACATTAGATAATTCGCAGGAAATATTGAAGTACGTTGACGAGCAGAAACAAAAAGCTATTCAATCAGTTAGACAAGCTACTGCATGGAGATTAGAAGGAACATTACGTGAATTTCCTAAATTCAAGCCAGTTAATGCTTGGTTTAGATATCCGATTCATGTTTTGGATGAAACCTTGCAAGACATAAAGCTTGAAGATGATAGCCAAAAAGAAAAATGGAAAAAAGGCGTTCAGAAGTCTAATCAAAATCGTAGTGAAAAAACTCAGCAAGAGTTAGAAGAAGCCTTTAATGTTTTGAGTGTGGATGATGGACCAGTTGAAATCAGTGCTTTAGCCGATTATTTAGAAATAAGTAAGAGAGCTGTATATAACAGAATTAAAAGAAGCGGGAAATTTAAATCAGATAGTGGTGTTTTATATAAAACTAATAATAACAATAAGTAGAATTTTTATTTTGAGAAGTCACAGCTATTTAGGTGTGACACTTCACTTCTTCGTGAATATCTAAATAGAAATGACAGTGAATGACAACTCAAAAACCCTTGTCATTTCTGGTGTCACTGTGTGTTGTCACTGCTCCCTTTGGGGAGTAGCAGTGACAAAGCACAGCCAGTGACCGGAAAATAGCTGTGACAGAAAGAATATAAGTAAAATATTTGAGGTGTAATAATGTACAGATTTTTTGTTCCAATGAAAAAAATACCTAGAACGACACATCAACAAAAACAGGTTCACGTTGTTCATGGTAAACCAATTTTTTATGAGCCAAATGATCTAAAGTTAGCTAGACAGAAATTTATGGCTAACCTTGCTAGATATATTCCAGATGAAAAAATCACTGGAAAAATCAGATTGATGATTAAATGGTGCTTTGATTCTAATGGAAAGTATCCAGATGGAACTTTCAAAGATACAAAACCAGATTTAGATAATAGTGTGAAATTACTACAGGATTGTATGACCAGTTTAGGATTTTGGGAAGATGACAGATTCATTGTGAGTTTAATCGTTGAAAAATTTTGGTCAGATATTCCAGGAATTTTTATTCAAATCGAGGTGGTGAATGATGAACTGGGATGATTTTTTTAAGGATTTACAGAAGTGGATGGAAGCATCAAATATGATGATGCAGAAGTTAGGATTGGGTAGTTCGCAGTATTGGAAATGGTGCATTGAGACACTAGGTGTACTTGAGAACAGGTATCCACATCCGTTAGTTGTTAAATTTTTAGTAGACATCTTGTCATACCAAGATGAAGCTGTTAGTCAAATTCAAGGGAGGAAGCAAAATGAAAATAGAATCAGCTAGAGAAAAGCGATATATGGTTGGAGATGTTGTAGAATGTGGTGGATATATGATGATTGTTAAAAATTATCCTATATTTGAAGATTTAAATGATTATGCAGTAGTTAACTTAGCAACTGGTGAGGTTTCCAAAGGATATCTAAGTATAAGAGAACTAAATGATAACTTTTTACATGATGCTCCAGTTGTGAATGCAAAATTGGTGATTGAATAGAATTATCGCAGTGTAAGAATAGTCTTTAGATAGCTGGATAAAGGAGCATGTAAAAATGAATGGAAATATTGATGATTTATTTAGAGAATTAACAAAAGAGCAAAAGCAAGCTAAGTTAGCAGAATGGTCATGCAAAGTGGATGTACTAACAGTAATGCTAAATGCAGTCGAAGATGATTTAGAAAATAGATTGTCGAATCAATTTAAGTTCAGAGAGTTTAATGAATTTAAAGATGAATTTAGCAATTTAGTATTTGGATTTAACCAGTTAGATCTCAAACTTAAATTAACTCAGGTACGTTAAAAAAAGCATGCGAATTGGCAAAATTTAACGCTTTGAATGGAGAAAACAAAATGAGCAGAAAAAAAGATAGAAAAAGAAAAAACTTTACAATATTTTTAGCAAATGGAAAGACATTACATTTTACCAACGTTTCAAAAAAAGAAGATCTTAAAGATGAAAATGGTTATCCATATTGCGTGATTCATTATTTTGATAAAAGGATCAATAAACAAAGGATCGCTTATTTTCAATTAACAAATGATAGTGTTATTGGATATGCAGAAGATAAATAATAATTTACGAAAGGAGTGATATTAATGTACAAATCAAGACCTATAACACAAGTGATCCATGAGAACATTAATTATATTTTAAGCAGAGAAAAATTGACTAAAGAATCTTTATACAAAAAAGTAGGACATCAAAAAATTATTTATAATTCGGATGCAAACACATCTATCCAGAAGTTGGAAGAAATAGCTAAGTTTCTAGGTACTAACATTCCAGACCTAGTGACTGACTGGAAAGATGGATCTTATCCTGATGAACACGAAGAGTATGACTGTGGATATAAAGATGGTAGAAAAGACATGTTAAAAGAAATCATTGAAAAGGAGGCTAAATAGTGAAGTTATATTTAGTTGAATATTTTATTAACAATAAACTGCATAACATGATTGTGCGAGCAAAAAATCACATAGAAGCAGAAACACAAGTTAAAGTGTCTGTAATAGCTAACATTCATGATGATAATTTTTAGGAGATGTAAGTATGAATTTTGATATGAAAGGCGAAATATTATTTGAAGATGGTTTGAGAGTTCATTTTAAATGTTACAGAGGACAACGAACAAATACCATTAAATATTTTGATGAAAATAATGAAGAAGTACCATATAACAAAATATGGGGTAGACGATATGAATACTGCAAATTAACAAACATTGACGGTACTCTGTTTTATCAAAATAATGTTATTGCACGTTCGGAGTAAGTTTAATGGAATTAATAAAAAACACGCTCCCTGAAATAAGAGACGTGCCAATCTAACATGAATATATTATATCATAGGGAGCGTGTAGAGCTGTGGAGAATATAGAATTATTACCAGACTTTAACATTGATGAAGTGAAAACGGCAAATAGAGTTGAGAAATTTTTATTAAAGGCAATACCACTTTTTGAGGCTCAATCACAGCTTGAACAACTTCAAAGCCCTAGCCTTAGTGGAATGCCTGGTGGTGGAAGTATGGAAAATGGTACTGAAGAAAAGATACTACAAAAAATGGTAGCTAGTGATAAACTCTTTCTTATAAATCGTGCAATTAGTTATTGTCCATATAACAAGAACTACATTTTACAAGAGCTGTATTTGGAAGGAAAGCCTGAGTATATTTTACGTAAAGAACTACATTACAGCAGAAGTAGATTTTGGAAGTTAAAACAAGAAGCATTAATATGGTTTGCTGAGATATTTGCTCCATATTATGATTTACGAGTGAAAAAGTAAACATTTGCAAGACATTCATAAAACAATGACAAGACACCATGTCAAAAAATAGATGCTATAATTATATTGTGAGTAAAACCGATTAATACCTATTATTGAAAATATTTTAAGTCAGTCTAAGCAGGCTGGCTTTTTATTTTGGAGAAAATTATGAAGGATAGTATAGATTTCGGAAAGGTACAAACTTATGAAGAACTGAAAATGTTACGAGAGTTAGAAAAACATTACAAGAAACATCCGGTAAAACATAAGCGTAAGTATAGTAAGGATACAAGTAAGATTAAATTAAAAGGTGGTGGGTGATATGGTGTGAAGAAAAGTGAAGAAAAAGGCCCTTTTTTTGAATTAACTAAAAGGCAAAGAAAAGCCGTTGTTATGCTATATGAAGGTACTTATACCAACAAAGAAATTGCAGAAATACTTCACTGCTCAGAGAGCTTAATTTATAAGTGGAAACGTGAAAATAAATTATTCCAACAAGCTAGAAGACAATATGAAACTATGATTATTGAAGATAAGTATGTTTCAGAAGCAATGCAATCTATTTATGCTTTAGTTAAAACAGCTAAATCTGAAATGGTTAGATTACAAGCTGCTATTTCTATTTTGAAGTTGGCTGGTAGGTTAACTGATAGCAGTACGCCAGAGTTAGATAAAGCTAAGGTACGTAAGGCAAACGCAGAAGCAGATATTGCACGTTGGAGAGCTGATGAACTCACTGGTAAAAACAAGTCAGATGATTCTACTGTTTTAGTTGATGATATAGGAGATGCAGAAGATGAGTAAGGTTATTAGAATGACTGAGATGGTTAATCCACACTTCTACAAATTATGGACTACTAAAAAATCATATATCATTGCTAAAGGTGGACGTGGTTCATTTAAATCATCTGTTATTAGTTTTAAGTTGGTTACATTAGTTAAGAAGTGGACGCAGTTGCACAAGAAAGTAAATGTTGTATGTATTCTGGCAAACAAGTCAGATTTACATGATACAGTTTACAGTCAAATTATGTGGGCTTTAGATATGCTTAATTTAAGTGATGAGTACAATTACTACAAGTCACCATTGAGAATTACACATAAGCTAACTGGCAGTACGTTCTATTTCTATGGTGCTGATAATCCACATAAGCTTAAATCTAACAAGGTAGATAATATCATTGCTGTTTGGTTTGAAGAAGCAGCAAACATGAAAGGTGTAGATGTGTTTGACCAATCTATACCTTCTTTTATTAGACAAAAGCCGGACTATGTTGATGATGTAAAAGTTTATTTTTCATACAATCCACCACGCAATCCTTATGAGTGGATAAATTATTGGGTAACTGCTAGAGAAGAAGACCCAGAATACTTTGTTGACACAAGCACTTACTTAGATGATGAATTAGGATTCACAACTGATCAACAATTAAAGTTGATCGAGAGTTATAAGCAGAATGATTATGACTATTACCGTTGGTTGTATCTGGGTGAAGTTATTGGACTTGGTACTAACATTTACAATATGGATAATTTTAAAGCATTAAAAGAGTTGCCAAGTGATGATTACATTACAAATTGGTTCTGTGCTATTGACTCTGGCCATGAAGTTTCTGCTACTACATTTGGTGCTTATGGATTGACTAGAAAAGGCAATGTAATTTTATTGGATACCTATTATTACAGCCCACAAGGTAAGGCACATAAAAAGCCACCTAGTGAGTTATCTAAGGACTTGTATTCATTCATTAACAAGTTGGCCAAACAATTCAAAAAGCCGGCAACTAAATTAACGATAGATTCTGCTGAAGGTGCTTTAGATAATCAGTTCTACAGTGATTATGGAGTACATCTTCATAAGGTAGCAAAATTGAAAAAAGTAGACATGATAGACCGTGTGCAAAATATAGTTGCTCAGGGTCGTTTTTATTATCTAGATATTGAGTCAAATAAAATCTTTATCGAAGAACACAGGAATTACAGATGGGATGAAAAAACTTTAAACAGTGACGATCCTAAAGTTATCAAAGAAGAAGACCATACATGCGACCAATTCCAGTACTTTGTGCGAGATAATGAACGCTTGCTAGGTTTGAAATATTAAGGTGGTGGAGTGATGTCATTAATTCAACAAATAAAAGATTGGTTTAGGAAAGGAGGTGCCAAGTTAGGAATGGTAAAGAGTTTAACTAACATTACTGATGATGATAGAGTTTCAATTGATCCAATGGAATATGAACGGATAAAGTTGGCCAAGTTGTATTACAAAGATGATTTACCAAAAGTTAAGTATCGTAATTCATACGGTGAATACAGACAACGTCCGTTGAGTTCACTAAACGTTACTAAGTTAGCATCTAAGAAATTAGCGTCAATTATCTTTAATGAACAATGTTCTTTATCGTTAGAAGATGAAACGACAAACGAGTTCATCAATGAAGTAATTCAAAATAATAAGTTCAATATGAGATTTGAGCAACGCTTAGAAACTGCTATTTCATTAGGTGGTTTAGCTGCTAGACCTTATGTTGATGATAATGATGTTATTAGGATAGCTTGGGCTAATGCAGACCAATTCTATCCATTACGTAACAACACTGATGATATTTCTGAATGTGCTTTTGCTAGTCGTACAGTTAGAACTGAGAATGATAGAAATGTTTATTATACGTTGCTTGAGTTCCATGAGTGGGATGACGCTAAAACTTATCACATAACAAATGAGTTATATCGTTCTTATCAATCAGACGTAATTGGAGAACAAGTAGCACTTGAAACTTTATATCCTAATTTAGCACCAGAATTAACCTTTACTGATGTTATTACTAAACCATTATTTGCATATTTCAGAACACCAGGGGCTAATAATAAAAATTTAGATAGTCCGCTTGGTGTTGGTATTGTAGATAATTCTAGGAATGTAATAGATGCTATCAATCGAACTCATGATATGTTTGTACATGAAGTTAGAATGGGAAAACGTAGAATTGCAGTTCCTGCTGAAATGTTGAAACCTACTGGCAATCTGTATGGAAATGAAGTAGACGACGCTCATCCGGTCTTGTTTGATAAGGACGAAGATGTTTATCAAGGTATGTATGGAGATACAGATAAGCTGAGTGTAACTGACTTAACTTCTGATATTCGTTCAACTCAATTTAAAGAGTCAATTGATTACTTCTTACGTGAGTTTGAGCAACAGATTGGTTTTAGTTCTGGTACATTCTCTTATGATGGTCAAGGAGTTAAAACAGCTACTGAAGTTGTCAGTGAAAATTCTGCAACCTACCAAACACGTTCTAGTTACTTAACTCAAGTAGAGTTGTTTTTAAATCAGTTAGTTAATGCAATTCTTGAAGTAGCTAGTGTGGGACAATTCTTTTCTGATGGTAAACCTAGATGGACTGGCAGTGTATCAGATGTTGAGTTGTCTGTACATTTTGATGATGGTGTGTTCATTGATAAAGACAAGCAACGAGCTGATGAGATGCAGTTAGTTGCTGCTGGAATTATGCCAAAGCTTGAATACTTAAAACGTAATTTTGGTTTGAGTGAAGAAGATGCTCAAAAATGGTTAGCTCAAGTTACTAATGAACAACCAGACTTTTCTCAAGGTTCATTTCAAGAGCCAATAGATGGAGATAGTAACGAGGTGTAGTCTATGGATTCAAGACAGAAACTAGACCAAGACACTAATAACATTGCTAATCTATATTCTAATTTAGAAGATAAGATATTTTCTGAGATTATCAAAGTGTTACAACGTGGGCACTATGAAGATGTAACACAAGATAATGTTGTTCAGTGGCAAGCACAGCAATTGTCACAAATGGGAGCATTAACCAAAAGAGTAATTGATTTAATGGCAGACTTTGACGGTATCTCACCTAGTGAAATTGAGACTATCTTAAAACAAGATGGATATGAGATATTAGATGAAGTCAGTCAAGAATTGAAGTACAGTGGCCAAGTTAGTCAGCCAATCAGTGATGAGAGCTTTAACACGCTTGATTCAATGGTTAGACAAACTACAGATACCTTAAACAATACGATTAATCAAACTCTGCTTAGTCGCAATTATGGTGTTAATCCTGTTATGCGAACGTATCAGGAAATTTTAAAACGTTCAACAATTGAAACTGTAACTGGACTTAAAACTCATGATAGAGCAGTCAAGGACGCTATTTACCAACAATTAGATAAAGGTATCGAAGTTATGAGAGATAAGTCTGGACGTGCATGGTCCCTTGAAGGTTATACACGTATGGTACTTACGACAACATCTAATAGGACTTACAATGATTTACGAACTAAACGAATGCAAGAGTTTGGCCAAGTTTTATGTTTGATGTCTAGTCATCCTAACAGTCGTGAAGCATGTGCTTATATTCAAGGTGAAGTAGTCAATATTGTTCCAACTGATGATCCTAATTACAATGACAAGTATGATTCTATCTATAATCATGGTTATGGTGAACCTGCTGGAACATTAGGAATTAACTGCAGACACAAATTATTTCCATTTACTCCAGGCGTCAACGTGAATAACATGACCCAGTATAATCCTAAAGAAGCAATTAGGAATGGTAATTTACGTCAAAAGCAACGCTACTATGAACGTTCAATCAGAGACGCTAAAAAACGTTTAAAAATTGCCGAAGAATTAGAAGACGAACAAATGATAACTCGTACCAAAACACTAATTTCAGCACGTCAAAAGAAGTTAAGAGCGTACATCAAGGAAACTAATAAGATGTATGGTAACAAGCGTAATGTTTTGACTAGAGATTATGATAGAGAGCAAATAACTTATAGAAAGAAAAAGCTTGATCAAAGTGATAAAACAGAATCTCAAAAACATGTAGAAGCTAAAATAAAGAGTGGTCAATGGGGAACTAAGATTAATCCAGAAAAACAAGCACCACATATGGAATCTACAAAATTAGAAGGTAAGAGTTATTTATATGATAACGAAGATCCACAAGAATTATTAGATAAGTATGCTGGTAAAGGAAAACTTGAAAAAACTAGAAAAGGTGAATGGACTACAAAAGAAGTTGTAAAAGTTGATCACAAAATAGGCGTAGATTATAATACAGGTAAAGAAGCAGAATGGATTAAAATTCATCATTCAAAAAAACGTACGCATATTGTTCCTCATATTCCTAAAGGAGATGATACTCATGTATAAAAAATTTTGGGGGAAAAATGTTGAAATAATAGATATTGATGGTAGAAAATGGATAGGCTATGTAGTAGGAATTGAGTCTCCTGCTGATTCAGATGATGATCAATGGTGGTTAGATGTAGAAGTGCCTGATCCGGGTTTTGAAACAGGTTTAGCAATATCAGAAAGTGAAATAAAACATATAAAAATTATTTAACATTCCGACCTGAGTAAGTCGTTAAACTGCTTTTTTTGTATGCAATCAATCAGCGTGGAGCGTTCCACGTAAAATAAAAACGATAGGAGAGATTGACATGAAACGTGAAGATTTGAAAAATTTAGGTTTGACTGATGAACAGATTGAAAAAGTAATGGCTGAACACGGTAAAGATATAACCAGTTTACAAGAAAAAGTAAATAGTTTAACTAATGAACGTGACGGTTTGAAATCACAACTTGATGAACGAGATCAACAGTTAGTTGATTTACAAAAGAATTCTAAAAACGTTGATGATTTAAACGAACAAATCAAACAATTACAATCTGACAATAAGAAAGCTAATGAAGAATGGCAAAATAAATTAGCTACTCAAACTAAAAATTTTAAAATCGAAACAGCATTACGTGAAGCAAAAGCTAAGAACGTAAAGGCAGTTTTACCATTTATTGACACAGAAAAAGTAACCGTTGATGGAGATAGTTTGAAAGGACTAGATGACCAAATTAAAGCTATCCAACAAAGTGATAGTTACTTATTTGAAGAAGGCAAACCAGAACCAAAGATTAACATTGGCGGTAAGTTTAATAATGGTGAAAACGGTGCTGATGGTAAAGTTGATCCAGTAGTTTCTAGCATTGCAGCACGCATGAAATCAATTTAGAAAGGATATGATATCACATGACAGTAGTATTAGATCAAAAAGATTTATTAAAGATTGATGAAGAGTTTGGAGCAGATTCTCAACTCTGGCAACCATTACAAGGCGGTGCTAAGTCTATCACAGCTGCAGACTTTACAGGAGTTAAGACAGTTCGTATTAACAAGATGGACGGTTTTGCAGATGCAGCAAAATATAAACGTAACCAAGACAATGCACGTAACAATGTTAATGTTACAAAAGAAACTCTTGAATTAACACAAGAAGATTGGATTGGGTATGACCTAGATCAATTGGATATGTCCGAAAACGGAGCTTACACAGTAGCTAATGTTGTTCGTAAACATAACCAACGCATTACAATTCCACACCGTGATAAATTCCTAGCTCAAAAAATTTATGACACAGCTAAGTCTGGTGGTAAGTTAGTAACAGATACAATTGATTCTAAGAATGCTTTAGCAGCATATGATGAAGTAGAATCCTACATGATTGATAATCAAATTCCTGGTGGCTGGTTAATGTTTGTTTCTACTAAGTACTACAAAGCATTAAAGAACGCTGATGGTGTATCTAAGACATTCTCTGTTAACCAACAACAAATTAACGGAATTAATCGTCGTGTTGCTCAATTAGACGGTGGAACACCAATCTTAACAGTTGCTAAAGATCGTATTCAAGGTTTAACAATTCCTGATACTGTGAACTTCTTAGCTGTTCCAACGTTTGCGATTGCTCCAATTGTTAAATACGATAGAGTGGATGTAATCTCTCCAGATAATGACCGTGCTGGTTATCGTTGGACAATTAAAGGATTATCCTACTATGACGCATTAGTATTTGAAAATGCTAAGAAATCTATTTATGTTGCAGCTGAAACAGCTACAACAGGTAGGGGTCAGTAAGGTGATGTAAATGGCTTATCTAACTTATGATGAATATGTTGAGCTTGGTTATAGGCTAGATGAAGATGTATTTAATAACCTTATAAAAGGTGCAGAACGTATCATAGATTTAGCCACAAATGATTTTTATAAGGTTCATGATATATTAGTCGATAAGTCAAAAAGACGCGTAGAAACGTTTAAAATGGCTATTTGTGAGCAAGTAGATTTTATGCATGCAACTGGTATTAATAAGAGTTATGATTTAGCTCAAAATGAATTTACCAGTATCACAGTAGGTAGATTATCTTTAAGTCCTGCTGGCAATGTAGGAGCAACTATGAAGAATGGTTTATGTACAGAAGCATATAATCTATTAGGAAGATATGGTTTGTTATATCGAGGTGTACACAGATGATACCTAGAATTGATAGAAGATTATGTAATCAAAGTGTTACTTTAAAGATTCCAGTAGGTGAATTGGATAAATATGGTAAGCAAAAAACAGAAGAAGTTGAGGTAAAAAATGTACTTGTACAACCACAAACAATCTATTCAGGCGATAGCAATAATCGTAAAATTACGGCTAATGCTATTGTCTTTTTGTTTGCCAAAATTTCTAATCCGTTACCTAGATTAGATAGGGATAGCGTTGGAAATAAGTTAATCTTTGAAGGTAAGGAATACACAATTACTAATATTGTAGATAATCGTGAGCCTTACAGTAATGATGTTTATTCTTATGAATTGGAGGTGTTGTAATGGCAATAGTGGTATCAGTTCATGGTAAAGGTTTTGATCGTTTTTCTGAGAAAGCTTTAAATCGTGGACTTTATAATTTCACTAATCAAATGGCAATGGATATGGATAAGTTCGTGCCATTTAAGCAAGGTAATTTATCAAGGTCAGTCCATGTGCAAGATAACCATGTTACCTATACAACACCTTATGCCAAAGCTCAATTTTATGGATTTATTAACGATCATCCAATTACTCACTGGACAACAAGTGAACATCCGCAAGCAACATCTAGATGGGATTTAAAAGCAAAGAGCTTATATTCTAATAATTGGGTTAGGGTATTTAAAAAAGGTTTACTTGATGGAAAGGTAGTTGAATATCATGGACCTAAAGGATAGATTGACAGACTGCATTAACGATAATGTAGATTTGCCAGTTAAATTGTATCAGTCGTATATGACTAATAAAACAAGTCCAGAATTACGTATATATGACTTGCCATCAACAGTAATTGATGAAGATTATGCAGGCAATCGAACAGAAGAATTTATCTTTGAAATTGCAATGCATAGTAATGATGAAGAACTGATTAATCAAACGTTGTGGAATATATCGAAGTATATTTCAGAATATGATTTTAATTTGGTTAGTCAGAATGATAGTTTTAGTTTTAATAAATTAGAAGTAACAACATTCCCACATATCGTGTCAGCAGATACTGAGGGTAATGTTGTTTATTTATTTGATTTTAAAATCACAGTTGATACTTATAAGGAGAGTGATTAATCATGGCAGAAGCACCAGAAAAAATTGGTTCTTTTATTCTTAACCATAAAGTAAAAATGGAAATTGATACTGCAGGCAATAAGGATATGTCTGCTTTAGCGAGTGCTAAATGGGCTCGATTAGCTGCAGGTATTAACAACGTAACACCAGCAGAAAACGATACAACAACAAATGATGAATATTATGATGGAGAAGGTTTTGGTACATCTGATGTAACATCCAAGCGTTATCAATTCACTATTGCTGGCCACCGTTTAAATGGAGATCCTGCTCAAGATTATATTGCAAGTAAACAGCTAGAAATTGGAGATTCTTTAAAGACCTTATTTAAGTTCACTTATCCAGATGGATCTTACATTGTTGGTGTAGTTACATTAACAAACATTCAAGCAACCGGTGGTGCTCCAGGTGCTAAGCAAACATTTAGTGTAGTTCCTGTATTTAACGGAAAGCCTAAATATGTTAGTGCAGAAGACGCTAAAAAAGAACAAAGCGGATCAACATTATAAATAAAATAAACAGAGACGAGTAATGTGAAACGATTGGAGGAAATAAAATGCCAAGTATTAATTTAGATGAACGATTAAATCTAGATACTAAAGTAGATGTTACAGTAGCCGAGAAGAAATATTCTTTAGTTTTGAATGATGAATTATCAGTTAAAATCTCAGATGTTCAACTTGAATTAAGCAAACGAATTGAAGATTTAACTGACATGCCAGAAGAAAAGTTTAAAGAAATGTCGTTAGATGAACGTAAAAAATTAGTGGTTGATACTATGCATGATGGACGTGAAGATATCTTTAAGACTATGGATAGAATCTTTGGTACTGGTGAAGGTAAACGAATTTACGATTACTATAATCAATCTACTAGAGCAATCAGTAAAATTATTGCTGCAATTGATGATGTTTTAAATGACAAATTAAAAACTAATAAAAATCGTAAAGAAAGACGTGCAGAAAAATATACTAAGAAAAGCCGTGGTTAGTCATGTTATCTTTGACTGAACCATTAAAAAGTTCATATACGTATCAAGACAAAGAATATCAAATAGATTTGAGTTTTGATAACGTGATTAGGATGTATAACTTACTTGAAGATGATACTTTTCAAGATGTGGAAAAAATTGTAATTGCATTTGAAATGTTTTTTGGTTTTGAACCTAAAGACGCTGAATTTGCTATGAAAGCAATTGATGAAATTACAGGTTATATATCTAAGTCTGCTTATGGTAATGATCCTGTTGAAAGTGATGTAGTTTCAAGTGAAGTAAATACTCACAAATTATTCTCTTATACACAAGACGCAGGTGCAATCTATGCAAGCTTTAAGCAACAATACAATATTGATTTAATTGCAGAGCAAGGGAAAATGCACTGGGACGTATTTAAAGCTTTATTTGATGGCTTAGATGAGAATACTTATTTTAGAAAAATCTTAGATATACGCAGAAAAGATGTCAGTGATTTACAAGGTAAAGAATTGACAAGTGCAATAGAAGCACAAAATTATTATGAACTTGATGAAAATAAAACAGTTGAAGCACAAGAGGCAAAAGTAGCCAGCTTTGCAGATTCATTGAAAGCTTTAGCTCAGTCTTAGAAAGGAGGTTAATCAATGGCAGCAGATAGTACAGTTAATATTGATGTTGTTTTAGGTGGTAAAGATAAATTTATTTCTGATACTAAAGAAATTGATGATATTGCAAAAAATATCGGTAAAGATTCAGGAAATGAATTGGAAAAAGATTTATCTGATAATTTAGATAAATCTAAGACTAAAGCTAAACAAACTCATGACGATATTGAGAAAGAATTTAAAGATTCTATTAAGCCAAAATTTGATGCTGATGATAAACCTTTAAAACGTAAGACTGAGGAAGTCGAAACTAAGTTACGTAAAGTACCTAAAGAAGTTATTACCAAGATAACAGCAGACGCAAAGAAACAAGGAATTGATAATTTTGATAAATTACTAAAAAAACTACCTAAGCAAGTCAGAACAGAATTATTGACTAAAGCACAAAAAGGTGAAGTTATTGATTACGAAGAATTATTAAAAAAAGTTCCTTTGAAAATTCTTACTAAGGCTGAATTAAATGACAATGCTAGTCCTAAGTTGAAAGAATTACAGAATAATACAGAAAATACTGAGCATAAATTCAAACGATTAAAAGAAACTATGTTAGGTGTTTTTGCAGGTAATCTATTAACTGCAGGTGTTGGAATGGTAGCAGGCAAGTTAAAAGACTTAACTGGTGAAGCTATCAAAGCATCTGATGCTATGGATAAATTTAGGTCAACAATGAAATTAGGTGGCTTTGGTTCTGAAGAAATTAATAAAACAGCTAAAGAAGTTCAAAAGTACGCTAATGATACAGTTTACGAGCTTAATGATGTCTCAAATACCACAGCTCAATTAGCAGCAAATGGTATCAAAGACTATATGGGATTAACTGAGGCAGCCGGTAACTTGAACGCTCAAGCTGGTGGAACTAAAGAAACATTTAAATCTGTAGCAATGGTAATGACCCAAACTGCTGGAGTTGGTAAATTAACCACTGAAAACTGGAACCAGTTAACGGATGCTATTCCTGGTGCATCTGGCAAATTGCAAGAAGCCATGAAGAAGAATGGTGCTTATACTGGTAATTTCCGTGATGCAATGGAAAAAGGACAAATAAGTGCTAAAGAGTTCAATAAGGCTATTAGTCAATTAGGTATGACTAAAGCTGCTAGAGAAGCTGCAGCAAGTACTGCTACATTTGAAGGTGCTATTGGAAATTTAGAAGCGGCTGTTGTTACAAGCATTAGTAATATTATCACAGAGCTAGGTAAAGCTAATTTTACTGGAATCATTAATACAACAACTAAGTGGGTAGAAAATCTAGGTACAACAGTTGGTAAATTCTTACATGATAATAAAGATGAAATAGCTGAATTACTGAAAAATCTTGGTAGCATAGCCTCGATTATTGGTTCTGCTGTGTGGGATACTTTTAAAGGTATTCTTAATATGATTGCTGATGCTTTAGGTGTTACACACGATAAAGGTGATAGTGCTAGTGATGTTTTAGACGAAATAAATGATATTTTAGAAACCATCATTGACCATAAGGAAGACTTAAAAACATTTATTAAAGTCATGTTAGGACTATTTGTTGCCAAAAAAGCATGGGATATGGTTGCTGCTTTAACCAGTTACTATAAAATTCTAAAAGATATTATAGGATTAGGTGGATTAAGTGGACTGGCTAAGGGTATAGGAGTAGGCGCTAAAGGTGGTAAATTAGCTACTACTGCTGAAGAAGTTGCAGAAGGTGGAGTAAAAGCCACTAGTGCAAGTAAAGTAGGTAGATTAATTGGTGTAGGTGCTGATAAATTATTTGGTATTCAGCGTGGTGGCCAAGAAGTAGCTGAGGCAGTTGCTAAGTCTACTGTTGAGAAAGTTGGACCAAGAACAATAGCTAATGGTGCTAGAACTGCTGCACAAGTGGGTCAACGAACAGCAGTAAGAGCAGCAGAGAAAGGTATCATTGCAAGAACAGCATCTAGAGTCCCTGTAGTTGGTTCTTTAATTGCTGGTGGTACTGAATTAATCGGTATCAACAAAGACAATAAGAATGAAAAAATTGGTAGAGCTGTTGGAGCTACTGGTGGGACTGCTGCCGGTGGTGTTGCTGGAGCTTGGATTGGTGGAGCGATTGGTTCTATTGTTCCTGGTGCTGGGACTGCTGTAGGCGCTGGTGTTGGTAGTTTTGTTGGTTCTACTGTTGGTGGAATGCTTGGCGCTAAAGGCGGTGGCTCAATTGGTAAGAATTTTGCCAAAATCAAGAAAGATACAGGTAAGGTATTTGATGAACTAAAAACAAGTGTAGGCAAGAAAGTAGCTGATATTGGCAAAGGGATAGCTAGTGGTTTTGAAAAAGCTATTGGTGGAATAAGTAAAGTTTTCAATAAAATTAAGAAACCTATTGTGAAAGTGTTTGATTCTTTGGGAAAAGAAATTAAACGAGAAGCCAAAATCATAGGTACTGTAGCACTTGCTCCATTTGTTTTATTAACCGCTGCAATTATAAAAGTCTGGCAAAAAATAGAAAAGCCAGTCATGAAAGTAGTTAACAGTCTCAAAAAAAATATTGAAAAAGCTTGGAAACCTATTGCTAAAACTACAAGTAAGGTATGGAATGGGATAGCTAAAACAGTCTCTAAAGTCTGGAATAGTTTGAGCAAAGTTGTATCTAAAGGAATAAAGAGCATTACAAAAGTTGTAAGTAAAGCTTGGAATGGATTGACACAAATAACCAGTAAGGCTTGGAATAGCGTTAAAAGTATCATAATTAGTATTGTTGAAGCTATTTGGAAACCACTAAGCAAAATTTTTGGCAAGATTTTTGATATTGTTAAGGATACTTTTGATGATATTTTTAAGATAACTAAGCATATTTGGGATAGCATTTTAGACAAGATTTCAGATATTTTAAGTGGAATTTGGAAAGCTATTAAGAGTAAGTTTGATGATATTAAAGATACTATTTCAGGAGCTTTAGATACAATTAAGTCTAAGTGGGATAGTATTTGGGACGGAATCAAACAGAAAGTATCTGATATTTGGGATAGTGTTAAAAGTATAGTTCATGATGGTGTAAAAGCTATCGGTGATTTCTGGAATACAGGTGCTAATGGATTAGAAAAAGTAGCAGGTTTCTTTGGTGCTAAGATTTCAATTCCTAAGTTCAAACAAGGTAGTTCTGGTCCAGTAGCTAGACCAATGTTAGCAATGGTAAATGACCAAGAAGGACCACTACATAGAGAAGCAATCTTTAGACAAAATGGCAAAGTTGAAATACCAGAAGGACGTAATGTATTAACTATGTTACATCCTGGTGACGCAGTTATGCCAGCTAAAGAAACAGCTGAAATGTTTGGTATACCTAGATTTGAAGGTGGCTTTGGTAATTGGTTCGGTAAAGCCTGGAATTATGCATCTTCAAAAATCAGTAAATTAGAAGATATGATTGACGATAAGATAGATGCTATTGCAAATGCACTAAGCGATCCACTGGGAACTTTATTAAAGATATATTCAGCTGGAACTAATACCGCTAAATCATTTTGGCACGATTTTGGAGATTCAGGAGCTAAGAAAATTCCACATTGGGGAGAAACTTGGTTTAAGAACTTACTTACAAAATTAAAAGATAAGCTAGATGAAATTGGTGGAGATGGTCCTGTTAGTGAATCTTTAATTAAAAGAGCTGCATCTAAAATGCATGTAAGTGTTAGTGCTGGAGACATTGCTCATATCTTAAATGTTATCCAACATGAATCTGGCGGAAATGCCAGAGCTATTAATCTCTGGGATAGCAATGCTCAAGCAGGTCATCCTTCAAAAGGTATTCTTCAATTTATAGATGGCACTTTCTTACATTATGCAATGCCAGGACATCATGATATTTGGAAACCATTTGACCAACTTCTAGCAATGTTCAATGATACGACTTGGAGAAGAGATCTTACTCTAGGTGGTTGGGGTCCATCAGGTGGCAGAAGATACGCTAATGGTGGTTGGGCTGATAAACCATCTATCTTTGGTGAAATTGACGGAGAACCAGAGATTGCTATTAATCCTGCTAGAAGTACTGCTGATAATCATATTGTAGAAGCTATTAAAGCCAGAGCTGCTAAAAATCCTAACGGTATGAGTGCTAAGTTAAATCGTATTATTCAAGCCGGTAGATATGATGGTTCAATGATTGCTCCATCTACCAATATTAGTAATGTTTCAAATAACCACATCAGTAAAGAAAGTAAGCTGGATTTAAGCGGAGATTTAAAGATAGATGTTGTAATGGATTCAAATACAATTGCTAACGCTACTTACTCTAAGTTAGAAGCAATTAGAGCTAGAAGAATTATTGTTAATGGATATGGAGGTGCTATTTAATGACAAGTACAGTTGTGATAACTAAACTTGATGGGATAACCTATGATTTAAATGAGTTGGGATTTCATGTTAAGAAATTTGATGTTCCATATCCTAATTTTCAATACACATTCCAGTCAATGAGTACTTACCATAATTTATTAGTAGATAAGGTAGTTCAACAAACTACAATCTCATTAGTTTTAGATATCATTGCTAATGATACAAATGATTTTGAGTTGCAGAAATTAAAATTAAGAAGAATTTTAAGCTCAAATGAAGAGTTTTATGTTCAAACAATGAGAATGCCATTTCTAAGATGGAAAGTTGTTGCTGATACTTTTACTCCTGCACAAAACAATTCATTTTGGAGAGCGTCAGATGTACAGATTAATTTAGAATGTACTGAATCATATGCTGAGACTGTAGCAACTACACTAACTCCTATGAATGCTACAAGTGGATTGTGGGGCTTTGGATTAGAGATACCTAGCAAGAAAAAGTTAGAGTATGAATTTAATAATCAAACTGAATTTGATTTTATGAATTTAGGTATCATTCCTTTAAATGCTGATGAAAGACCAGTAAGGATTATCTTTAAAGGAAATGCAAATAATTTGAAAATAACCAATACCACGACCAATCAAAGTTACTCTATCAGTGGAAGTTTGAGTAAGAATGATACTTTAGAGATTGTAGGACTTGTTCCTATTATTAATGGCTCACAAGCTTATGGCAGATGTAATCATGCTTATCTAGATTTTGTAGTTGGTAAAAATCATTTGAGAATTGAAGGAAGTTCAGATTTTAACATAAAATTTGATACTAGATTTTATTATTAAGGAGTGTAGAAAATGCTATTCGTTCAAAATGTCAATGAAGATCAGACGGCTTTCAAAGCTGATAATGTACAAATTACAGATACATTAGGACAATATCCAACATTATCTTTTACATTTGTCGAAACTCCAGAAAATGAAGTTGCAGCTCAAATGATGATACCTTTTACAATTATTGAAGTACCAGAAAATAAGCAGAGATATAGAATAGTTACTAATAATCCAGTATCTCTAGGAAAGGTTAAACAGTATTCAGTAACAGCAATTCATATTGCTAAAGACTTACACAACAAATATGTAGATGAGAGATTAGAGAATACTCAATCTTTAAAAACATGTTTAGATTTGTTAATCAAAGATACGCAAATAAAATATGTGCTACACGATAATTTTGATAATTACGCTTTTTCTGAAGGCTTTGGTGGTGGCTATGCTGATGATTTGCTGATGCAGAATTTAGCAAGTGATTTTGGATTTGAATTCTATTTTGATAATTATACTATTCATATTCAAAAGAAATTAGGAACAAAAGAGTCTTTTCTATTTATAGACAATGCCAACGTTTCAAAAATAAGTTATAACGAAGACTATTCAACAATAACAACGTACATCAAAGGTCAAGCTAAGCCAATAGTTCAAGAAACATCAGATGAAACAAGTAGTGGTTCTAGTTCAGGTGGTTCTTGGGGTTGGCCCTTTCCTAGTGTAGGTGAAGGATCTTTTATGCAAGCTCAAAGATTTGGCTATGATGGTGGTTTTAGGCCTAATTCATTTCATGACGGTTTAGATTTTGGTTCAGTAGATCATCCAGGAAGTGAAGTCCATGCAGTGCATGGTGGGAAAGTTATTATTAAATCCTATATGGGTGGGTTAGGGAATTATGTTGTTATACATTCTGATGATGGATATAACATAGTTTATCAGGAAGCTTTTTCTAGCATGTCAAATATAAGAGTAAACGTTGGGGATGTGGTAAATACAGGAGACATAATAGGGTATCGTAATACAGACCATCTCCACATAGGGATTACTAAAGTCGATTTTAATACTGCTGTAGGAAAATCATTTACCAATGATGGAACGTGGCTTAATCCACAAGAAATTATTAGAAATGGTATAGCAAATAATAACTCTGAAAGTAGTGTTGACCAACCAACTGAAACAATTGAAGAAGATAAACCTACTGAGTATGAGATACATTCTGAATATGTGTCTCCACTTGTTGAAAAAGCACATTGGCCAAAAGTAGAAGCTGAACCAATTACTGATGATAATATCACTGATGAGAATACTTTAATTAACAAACTAAAAGCAAACATCCATGATTACCCAGATATTGAATACACTTTAGATTATGCTAACTTCAAACATAATTCAGTTAAATTCAATAATGATATTAAGATAGGAAATTATGGTTGGTTAAGAGATAGATTTGGAATTGATGTTGAAGTAAGAATTAACTCATATACTTGGTACCCACAAAGCGAACAAGCAGATACTGTTACGTTTGGTAATAAAAGATTTGATCCAGTTGAGTGGCAAGTTAGAAATCAAAAAGCATTCGAGAGAAATAAGAAGTTAGGTGAAACATTGAGAAATCAAATTGTTAAAGTGCAAAAAGGAGTAGTATTACCTAGCGTTCAAAATGAATTAGAAGATAAATTAAAAGAATACATTGACAATAAACTCAACAACAATACTCCAACAACTCCAGATACACCTAAACCACAACACATTGGTAAGATTATTGATGTATCAGAATGGCAAGGTGTAATTGATTGGAATAAGGTAATTGCTGATGATGTTACTTTAAGTATTATCAGAGTTCAACATGGCTCAGCTCATCAAGATTTGAAGTACATGGAGAATTTGCAGCA